TCGACCAGATCGTTTTTCGGCGATCCGTTACCCTGGCCAGTGACGAAACTGTCTTCACTCATCAACTTGCCTACCTTTGCGAACGCCCGAACCATTTCCGGGTGGTTACCCAGGCCGGTAGAGTCAAGGAATTCGCGGAACTCTTTCGATGCGAAGGTATCCAGCGCCTTCTGCGCGTGCCCTACGGATACCGTTAATTTGTCGCCACCGATTTCTTTGTCAGCCTTCGTGTCAGCTGCCCACTGTTCAACCTGCTGCCCCCACGACTCAGCCTGGCGGTTCTGGATTTGCTCCTGCAGTTGTGGCCACAGTCCAGCCAACTTCTGCGCCTGGTCATTAGAAAGACCAAGCTCGCGCGCCACGGGCTCAAACAACTCAACAGCTTTTGAGTCCAGCTCAGTGCCTTCAGGTGCCGTTAGTTCATATTTTTCTGGAACCGATGGCTCAGCAGAAGGAGTTGGCTTATCGCCAGTCGGCTCAGGTTTACCTCCATCAGCTGGCGAAGGTTCTGGATCTGCTGCTGGTTGTTGCGCTGCTTCAGATTGCTCAGCCGCAGGAGCCGGGGATGGTTCGGATGCTGCTGGAGCTGCTCCACCATCAGCAGGCTGCTCATTGCACAAACGCCGATACATCAGACGCTCAAATAAATTCATCGCTATTCCTCGCTGGCCTCTTTGGCCATTGCCAGATACTGATCGGGACACGCCTCCATCACGTCGGAAAAGACTTTCAGTCCCGTGTTACGTTTTCCTTCGGCGAAGGCTGCCGAGAGTGCCTCACCGGTATAAGTCGTACGCCACACTCCAGCCTGCTCAATCAGGCGCCAGATGAAACGGCGGCCGTGTTCTGTCTCGCAGATAAGGCGCAGGTCATTAAGTTCGTTCTCGCGCCGTAACTGCTGCCTTTTGAGCTCATCTGCTGCCAGTTCTTCACGCTCTTCTTCGCTCAGGTAATCAGTCATTGCGTCACCGCCGGCTGCTGAGCAGCATCAGAGAGGGTTTTTAACAGGCTAGGGTCAGCGGTGTTGGTATCGCTCAGGGTCTTAGCGGTTGCGCCAGCTTGCTGGGCCATAGCCATCATCTGCTGCTGTTGCTGCTGCTGAGCGCGCTGCTCGCGCGTAGCTTGCACCTCATCATCAGAGTTAACGATCGTGGCCGGGACGCCGAGCATATTTCCGTACTCGTCAATCGTCTGGTCGATATTGAGTTTGTCGAGCGCCGCAGGATTGGCTTTTGCAAGATTCCCAACAAAGCCAACAAAGCGCTCAACGCTGCTGATCCCTATGGATTTTTGGGCCTGTGCCAAAATGGATACATATTCAACTTTCAGAGGAGTGCCCTGCAGTTCTTCCGGTGGCTCAGGAAATAGGTTGCGGCGCGCCATGATGTTGAATGTGCGATCAACGAAAGGATCAAGGAATTCATCATTAAGTCGCTCCAGTACTGGACCAAGCTGCAGGAGCTTCTCATCCTGCATTGCAGCCACAGCTTCCACTGGCATGCTCCTGGTGTTGATGGTGCTGAACAGGTTAAACAGGTCAGAGAAGAAGCAGGCTTCAATCATTTGGCGGTCATCAGCAATGCTGCCGAGCATGTCATTAAGCTGAGGGCTGACGGCGTAAGCCGGACGCACTAGCTTGGTAGCATCAACCTCATCAACATAAGTAACGCCGCCAGGGGCAAGGTTGATCAGCTTATTTTTAAGACCTGTCGGGGCAACCATTGGCGGGTTAACAAGCTTATCGATCGCGTTAGCTTTGCGAATTTGCTCCAGCTGCAGCGCCTTACCAGTACCGAGCGCCATCATTCCCGGGCAGTTACTCCCGTAAACATCTTCCCCGTTAATCTCCCAGCGCGGTGAAAGGATCGGCGGCTCATCAAAACCAGCCTCACGAAGGAGCTTGTCACCGTCTCCGGACAACTCGAAATACACCGATTTGAATGCCTTGTTGCGGGAGTTCAGCTTGCCATTCACACGATCGATATTGGGCTCTGTCAGATGGACCACATCGAACCATGCTTCATAGTTCGCGTTATCCCAGGCGCCGCGCACGGCGTTACTGACGTTGTCCAGGCCAAACTGCATAACAATCTGGCGGGCAGTCATGGAGAAAACGCGATACGTGGTATCGACTGACAAACGATGCGAGTTTGACAGGTAGTAACTTCCGATCGGCAGAGGATGAGTACGAATCACATCTTCGTCGTCTTCGAGAACCGCCATAGCCGCGGTACCAAAAACACCAAGGTGCCGGTAGATAATCGGCAGGGACTGGTAGACGTTAGAGCGGTTCATGACGTCGTTCATCCTGGTCATGACCACATCAAGCCAGCGTTTTACCGGTCCATATTGCATCATCTCCGGATCCGGCGTTGCCAGCTTAAACCATGGGCGGGTTGGGCTGGTGATACCTGACAGCATGCCTGATTGCAGAGTGCGGGCAGCTTTAGAGGCGGTAGGGTCAACGATGCGGGTATTACGCTTGCTGCCGTTGTTTCTCTCCGTCGTAAGAAAGCGCGTGCTGCGCGGATCGATAAATTCCGCCAGTTCGCGCCAGTGCTCCTCAAAGCTGGTGCGCTCATTTTTGAGCTGCCCCAGGTGTTTGAGGTAATGCTGTTTCGGAGAGAGTTCGGCCATGGATTACGCCCCGAGCAGGGTCTTACCCTGAGTGCCGCCAGAAGGCTGCGTTACACCCTGGCTCGACGTCAGGATTGTTGATTTCTGCCCGCCCGCTGCGGCACGGCGACGACGATCGCTATCAGCGGCGTTCTGTACAGCAGAATCGGAAACCTGCGGCGCCGCCTGAACCTGCGGAGAACTCACTTTCGGCTTGCTGATGCACATTTTGCTGCGCTCCATACGCGTTTAAATTATTACCAATTTAACCACATATGATTTATTTGTCGTAGTGTATTGACCTTTTGACGATAAATTATTACCTTTTTGGTAAACACAACATGAAAGCGCACCCCATTCCCTTCCATTGGTGGCTTTGTCGTTACTCAGATGGCGGAGTGCGCTTCCAGGTGTGAAAGCATCCGGCGTATGGCACATGCGCCGATAGCGGTCCGGGGGCTCCTTGGTACATGGCCCAGCGGGTAGCCGGAATGTGCAAGCCATGCCCTGCATGCACGACAGCGACTCACCATCGTGGCGGTACGGTGTGACACCTCGGAAGAGACGAGGATGCAACGATGAGAGCATTGGCGGAAGCAACGCCTCCCTCGCCGGGTGGTCCACTGTGGTAATCAGTGCTCTCTTCGTTGTGGCATTAGCTCAGTCGGATAGAGCAACCGCCTTCTAAGCGGTTGGTCGCAGGTTCGAATCCTGCATGCTGCACCAGAATCACGCCTCAGGACCGTGATACCCGAAGTTCCAGAGCAAGTTTGGCGGTGGCAGTTATTCCCTTTCTGACCACCGCCCTTTTTACAGCAGGACGCCATTGCGATGACTTCATGCTGTAAACCCTGTGACACCCAGCCAAGGACGGAACTTTCCATCATCCCTGTTTCGCCCGGTTCGTCCGGGCATTTTTTTAGAGAGGAAATCATGACCCAGCACATAGGTGTAAAATTAATCAACGCATTTCCCATGACTCGCCAGGCATACAACGATTTTCGTGGATGGCAACTTCCTGCCGATGAGAACGGCTCTGATGATGGCTATCTTGTTGAATATCTGGACGGCGGAAAACCTAACACCGATCGCTTTGATGGCTACGTTAGCTGGAGTCCGAAAGAGGTATTCGAAAAGGCTTACCGTCCGGTATCAGGGTTAAGTTTTGGCATTGCCATTGAAGCGCTCAGGCAGGGTAAAAAAGTTGCCCGCGCTGGCTGGAACGGTAAGGGGATGTGGTTGGCATACGTTAAGCCGTACACTGAAGCAGTTCACACTGGCAGTACACCTTGCTTTTGCAGTCGCGTCTTTGAGTTGCCGGAAGGTGCGCAGGGAGACCCGAAACGCGCTCCGGAACAACTGCCATATATCGCCATGAAAACAGCGGACGAAAAATTAGTGCCGTGGCTGGCTAGTCAGACCGATGTTCTGGCCGAAGACTGGCAAATCGTTTAACACCGTAACATGTCGCAATCAGCCCGCCGATGTGCGGGCTTTTTCATGCCCACGGGTCGTACTCGCTGATCACGTTGGGCTGCTTGCCGCCGGCAGCAGGGAAATCTGAACGCTTCGCCACTGGATAGGCGAACGTCAGAAGCAGCGCATCGCCCTTGCCAGGAGACCGGCCCAAACGCTCTTTGATATCCTCTTTCGGCTCCATGACGATCTTACCGTCCACCCTCACCTTGTACTCTGCTGCGGACAGGTCGTCCGCAGTCTCCTGGTCGTCAATCGCGCCGCCGAGCTTGAGCCACGTCTTGCAGGCGTTGAACATCTCGCCGCGCTTATTCAGCATCTGAGGATCTGCCGATGCGCCGCCGAACGGTACAAGCTGCCAGGTACGGCCCCAGCCGTCACCGATTGACTTCAGCCCGGTGCCGTATCCGAAGTCGATAAACACCGCGTCAGCCTGGTACTGGTCCTCAAAGTCAGCGATACGCTTAGCCATAATCAGATCGTCAGTGGTCTTGTTGCCGGTCCACAGCACTTTGCTGTGCAGCCCCTGGCGGAGATAAATCACCGCGTCATCCACGCCGGAATATGCCGGGTCGACGCCGATTATCCGCGGGGCGTGCGCCACCTGCGCAGCGGTCACAACGCGCTTCATCGCCTCGTCTGTCAGACCGGTAGGGATGAACTGCAGCTCTGACGCATCAGGGAAGATCCCGCGCACGCGGACCTTCACGAAATCGCTGTCCTCGCCGTAGTCATCGACCCACTTTTGCAGCTGCTGCTTGTTGGTGCCTTCGACGGTGCGGCTGTCGATTTGCGCGCATTTCCAGCGGTGCTTGTATTTGCGGAAGCACTCTCGGAATCGCCCGGTGTTACGCGTCGGGTTACCGAACGCCACCCAGATAATTTCGGTGTCCTCGTCCGTCAGCGCGCCCTCGGCAACCTCCCAGACCAGATCCGCGATGTTGGATGCTTCGTCGAACACCACAACGATGCGCTTACGCTCGTTGTGCAGGCCTGCAAACGCCTCGGTGTTGTGCTCAGACCAGGGAATAGCATCGGCGCGCCAGCGTTTGTCGTGGCCCGGATCGTTGCTGTACATCGCGGTGGCGGTGCAGGTGAACCACTCTTTCGTGATAGCCAGGTTCGACCATTTGATGATTTCCGGCCAGGTCTTCGTGCGCAGCTGGTTATCGGTGTTAGCGGTCACCACCACCTTGCAATCTTCACAGGTGGACATGGCCCAGTTAATCAGCATGGAGATAAACGCAGATTTTCCGATGCCGTGGCCGGATGCGCGGGACAGCATCAGCGGCTGGTGACGTGTCGCGGGATTCTGCAGGTGCTCGCCTATTTCGCGGAATGCGTCAGCCTGCCACTGGCGCGGACCAGTGGCGTGCGCCAGTTCTGTGCCATCCTCGCCCCACGGAAACGCATACAGCGCATAGCCCAGCGGGTCATGGGTGAAGCTGGCGATATCGTCGATCAGCTGTTCTTCCGGGGATAAAGCGGCGTCTGTCACTGGTCACCACCCTGGCGCTCTTTCAGGCGGCGCCGGGCGGCGGCCATGCGGTCAGCAATGGTGACATTCACGTTAACTTCCATGCGCTCTTTGAATGCCATCACATCAACGTGCTTACCAATCAGCTCGAGGTTCTTCACCTTGTCTGGCCATTTTATTTTTTTGAGGATAGTCTCGATCGTGGTCTCATCCATGTTCATGATGGTTGAGGACAGATCGAAACCGCTGAGCGTGGTGCGCCAGATTTTCGGCCACTCGCGGATAGGCTTCAGGCCGCCGTCATCATTCAGGATATCCAGCACGTCCATCTGGTCTATTTCCACCAGGCGCAGCAGCACGTAATCGGCGCTGACGCGCAGGCGCTTGTTGCGCTCCTCCATCAGCTCAGCGATTCGTTTTTGGATACGCTCATCACGCATCATAGTGCTGGCTTTGACGTGGGCAGACTTTGGGGAGAACCCGGCATTGATGGCCGCCTGCGTCTGATTTTCAGGGCATTTCACATACTCCTGGGCGTAGGCTTCCTGCATCACCGTCAACGGTTTGTATTGAGTTGATTTGCGCTTCGGATCCTTTGGCATGGTAAACACCCCGAAAATAATTACCTTTTAGGTAATAGTAACACGCAAAACAAAGCCGCCATAGTCGGCGGCCGCGGTCATTCCAGTTTAAATTCATCCTCTAACTCATGAGATCGGGCGGCGACATGGTCGTATAGCACGACGTACTCAACGCAGCTTGATAGGGGCATTGGCCGCTCAAACTCAAGCCAGAAGCAGTCGGCATAAGCTCGACCAAACCAGTACCCGCCGCCGAACTCCTTACCACGCTGGATCATCATCCATCGGCCATCAGGTACAGCGTCGATAAAATCCCCGCGGTAAACGACAGTATAATTACGGTCTTTGCCACCCATGATCTTCACCCCTAAAATACTGTATATTTAAACAGTATAATCATGCGAGGATTTAGTCAATCTGTCGTG